GTTTTATCCTCATCTCCACCCCACCTGAACGGCAAGGATGTGACTTATTCTTTCAATAGCGTTTGAAAAAATTCTTTCTGTTCATTGCATTACGAACAGATGAGAAAAGTCAGGAGTCTCAGGGTTGTGCGCACCACACTGATACCATGCCGTTATCATTGATCATGTGAAATAATGATTCAACGAAAACAAAACAGTGTTTTAGTTACCGTCATCACATATCAAAAAGAAATCGAACGAAGGATCGTTTATTGAAAACAAAAGGGAGGTGTAGCCACGACGTTGCGGCAATCAAGGGCGGGATGAAATGTTAGATAGATGTTTTAGTGAATTCGGTGACCTGCGCCGGGCAAAGCAAGACACGACGGTCTTCGCTTTGCCCGGCCAGGAAAAGTGCGTGGATCAACTACCGCGGTAGGTCGAGTAGCCATACTGGCTCAACAACAGCGGGATATGTAGCTTTTGGTTCTGTTCGGTTACGCTGAAAATAACCGGAATGACGGGAAAGAAGGTGCTCATATTATGACTTTTAAAGTAGTCACCGGTTTTGAAGGTCACTTTATACACCCCAGGTTCCATATTATCGGCCTGCGGATAGAGCGACTTGATACGGCCATCGGCATCCGTTTTACCGCTGGCGATATGCTGCCAGCCGCTGCCCTGCTGCTTATCGAGCTCAATCTGCACCCCTTGAGAAGGCAGACCGGTCTGCTGATTGAGAATATGTACGCTTAGTGTCCCTTCCGGCGCCGCAAGCGCGCTGAAGCTCAACACTGAAATAACGGAAGCGATAATTAACTTCATGAGCGATGACCTTATTAAGCAAGTGAATGTGTCATCACTATAGTCAGCGCGCTGGGAAATAAAATTAAACTTTTCGTTATTAATTAACGGGTAATAGCCGCGCGGATCTACGCCAAAGTCTTGTGTTGGATGGAGGAATAGAACGTAAGAGAAGCGATAATGGCACGCCCTACAGGATTCGAACCTGTGACCTACGGCTTAGAAGTTCCTAGAACTATACATTAATTCATAAACTTACCGCATCATCCCTGCGCTCACACGTCCCATGATGCAAAAAGATGGAAAGAGATGAAAACAGTTGGAAAGCTGTGATTGTCCCAAATCTGTCTCACCTCTTGCCGATCACATCACTGGACAGTCGTCATATTCCTGAGCGGCCCGGTTGATGATATAGGTCACCACTCCTTTAACCTCTACTTCATCCAGCGCATCACCTTCAATCGCTTCCCCATCCCTGGTAATAAGTGACTTACCCATCACCTTTGCAAAATCAGTTATCCCAGAATACGAAATCATTACCGTGCTGTTCTGCTTTGGCTTGAGTGATAAATCAAGCACAGCATAGCCAGTCTCCGTTTCTATGGTTCTGGTGTTTGGTCCGGTTCCACATATCATGTCAACAGTGAGAGCCCGCTGCACATAGTCATTGGCCGGAGAGGGGAATCCCATCAGAGCACCCTCCCCATATTTCGTAGAATCCAGAGACGGTTGTTGCTATGGTCTGGAGTCTTGTCTGCAAAACACGATTGGTGCCTCTCAATCCACCGATTAGCCTCATCATCTGAGAAGTGAATTCCTTTCCCTCGCAACTCTCTGATGAAGTCACTGGTACGGAGGCATAGATATCCCTTCGGGTTTTGCGATAGTGAATCTCTGAATGCATTTTGAATGTCTGAATGTCTGAGCATGATCTGCCACCCGATTAATACTGTTGTTATATACAGTAGTTTTTCAGTGTAGGCAGATCAATATCTCATTTGCCTATCAATCATTAGCAACGGAGGAACTTGTTGTTATGTAGATGATATTGCCGTCCAGTTAGTTGCGGTCCCGTCCCTGTTCACGTATACAACGCCAGTGCCAGACGGTATTGCTCCGATCCTCTCTGTAATAGTTCCTGCTGGCCATATGTAGTGTGCTGGATAGTTCCAGGTTGTTACAGTGTCAGCCTTCACGCCTCTGGTGATGAACGCTCTATTCCCGGTGAATGTGAAGGTACCAATATTCACGTTGTAGAACTCAAACGCGCACTGTGATGCAAGAGATACGGCAGCTATTCTTCCTCCATTGAATACACCCCGGGAACCGAACTCACCATTTACTGTCCCTATAGTACAGTTGTTGAAAGCGGTAGGAGCATAAAGACCTCCAATTGAGGTGTTTGACCCTGAGCCAGTAGGCGCTCTCAGATCACCTATTGGGTTAGTGATATTCACATTGTTAAATGTGATGTTTCCCCGATAGTTATTGTTAAACAGAAGAGATGTAATTACGCCGCCATTAATCTGTATCCCAAGTGCGTTAGCTCTCGGCCTGAATGTCGCCACATCTGGCGTGTTGATTATTACCTCAGATCCACATTGCAGTGTCCCTGTTACGCGGGGAGAATTGAGTGTTATTTTTGCTGCTGGTTCAGCAACATACAAATCTCCACATACGAAACCTGTATAAACAACTGACCGCCCGAAACCGATGGAGATAACACCACCTGCAGCGGCGATGTTATGGACAGAAGAGAAGTCCATAGCGAACACTACAGAAGCAACAGTAGAAACTGTCGGTGTACCATCAGGAGCAGTTGCATCTGTGGCCGCGTCAATTACACCCTGCCCAATGAACGAGTTACCAAGACCAAACGAACAGGTGATGTAGTTGAGGCCTGCTGTTGTCGTATCTCCGGCTTCGGTTGTCGTGATATAAGTGCGTTCACAGTGAATGTTGTGCACGACATCACGAATGCCAGTCATGTAAATAGCTTTGTTGTATGACTGTTCAACCTGAAGAGACAGAACATGATTGGTATTGTCTGTATCACCACCGCTTTCTGAGTAATAGGCGTAATTTGAAGCATTACCGCACTGTTCTACGGAGAATCGCTGGAAAGTAGAATCCCACACTGCTTGTCGGTGAATACCTCTACCATTAAACTTAACAATCCTGATGTGACCGAAATTAAGCAGAGCGCCTTTTATATAAACGCCATTCAGGGACGTAGTCCGGTTATCTGCTTCAATTATCAATAGTCCAGTAAGAGTCAATGATACGCAACGACCTGAACCATATGGCAGGCCTGGATTACCAAAGGTTACAACGTATGGGGTGGTGTTTGCGCCAGTAAATTGAGATGGATTAACCCACAACTTTCCACTGGTATCAGTGATTAACTGACGGATATTAGTAAAATCCAGAGTTCCCTTAATTCGCCACGGCCCATTTCTCAGGTCAACTGTCTTTCCTGAGGATGCAGCGATATATCTTTTAAGCGCATCTGTGGCATCAAACTCAGACGTAGCGCCAGGAACAGCGCCAAAATGCACAGGAAGCAATTGCTCAACTCGCCGCTTCCATCTTTCTCCTGTCGTTGTGACAATTATGCTACCACCATCATCAGCGCTGGTTGTGTCTGTGCTGTCATAGACAAAGTAGCCGCCGCCAATTTTACCCCCCACCGTGTACTCAGCAACATCGATAAGTTGCATGGGTTTTGTTGGCTTTATTGTCCTGAGCTTAGCGATGCTTTCGCAGCGTCCTACATATTTTAAGCCGTCCTGATCTGCAAGGCGCTGAGCAAACTGGTCTGGGTCATATTTTAGAATGTTTGGGTAGTAAAACTGTTGCGTACCGTACATGTCGTACACAGCCATGCTGTGACCCTGAATAGTCACAAACTTGGCAATCTGACCATTGTAAACGGGATAGCCGGCGGCATTGATTATGATAGGCTGCGCAACCGGAACATGTGAACCATCCTCATTCTCCAGATATACTTGGATTTGGTTTGCAGGATTAACAGGGTCAGTATCAATCTGACCGATATAGATTTTACCGTTAGCATTCGCTTTAAATGAGCGCGCTAAAGTGAACAATTGACTTGGCTGAGATACAACAACGTTGTATGATTGTTCTGGCATAATAAACATTCCGGAGAAATTTTATGGGCAGGAGAAATCACGAGGTTTTAACTCGCGAGAGGCTTCTCGATGTTCTTGATTACAATAGCGAAACTGGTTTATTCACTTGGAAAAAGAAACTTAGCGCTCGCGGTGCAATTGGAAAAAAAGCAGGAACTAAGTCTTACGGATATAATGCTATTAATATCGATGGAGTCAGATATTTCGCTCACCGTCTTGCGTGGTTATATGTATATGGAAAATGGCCAGATAAAGAAGTTGACCATATTGATAGAAATAGGATGAATAACGCCATTTCTAATTTGAGGGATGTCAGCAGGACGGTTAATGCCCTCAATAACAGCCCTCAAAACATCAATACTTCTGGTGTTAAGGGGGTCACATTTTGCCAATCAAGGAATAAGTGGCAGGCACAGATAAACGTTGCTGGTAAAAACATTACCCTCGGACGATTTGACAGTATCGATGAGGCGGCTATTGCCTATAAAGCTGCGAATCTTGTCGCTGATCACCTTCTTAATCAAAAAGATATCTGACATTTCCTGTGCTCCGGGCGCAAGTAATCCCCACAGCAGAGCTGCGGTAATTTTTGGGTATAAAAAAACCCCGCCGAAGCGAGGTTGGTTATTGGTTGTTTTTACTATCCGAGGACTTTTTGCATCCTTGCCAACTCCAGCCGCCAGTTGATTGGAGGGGTAGTTGATGTTGCTATGTGATGACTCTCCCTTTGAAGCAGGCGTCCAGCTCGCTCAATAAACCCTGTTAACATCCCAATGTTTCCTGACATCTTTCTCGCCCAATCACTACCAAGCAGTTGGAGTGCTGGCAGAATTTCTTCTGAGTCTTCCTTCAGGATTAACGAGATACTCCACAGGCAAACCAGATCGTATAATTCGCTATCATTGAACTGCTTGTTCATGTTCAGAGGGAGATCGCTTTGAGAGGGCAATAGCTCACCTTCAAGAGCAATACGATGAAGGTATTCTACGGCCAGCGGGATTTGTTCGAGCTCAAGCTCATCAATGCTATCAATGTTAAAACGCTGATGAACCATATTATATGCGTCGTCATAGCGGAGTCCTTTCTTGCCAACGAGTAGATTTACTGCATCTCGCAGAGGTGTACGTTCTTCTACGGTCGTTTTCTTACGCGGATTCTTTGCCTCACCTTTACTCCAATAGTCATTAAGGGCAATAAAGCACTCTTCCTGATACTGAATGAGTTTGTCTCGAATGTCCGCGCGGACTTTCTCAGGGTTGATACTGAACAGCCAGCCGTTGAGCCTCTTAAGAGGGATGCAAAGAAGCTTGCGCAGCTTGCCGTCAGCGGCAACCATAGAGATATCTCTACAGTTGAATTTATCCTTCATTTTACGTAACTTAACTGATTGTCCTGTCCAGTCGATGCCGATGTTCTCCACAATCTGACGCATTGCCACGTAAGTAACTCCAGAAGCCACCGCAGTTAAAACTTGCTGGCCGTTGAAAGGTACGTAAGAGGTGTTAACTGCCTCAAGAATTGCTATACTTGTCATGTTGGTTTGTCTCCAAAGATTTACTGACATAAGAAGCCCTGACTATCGCAAGTAGTTGGGGCTTCAACTTTTTACTCGATTATCTTCAGTGCTATCCCGCCTCAAACTTTCCACCAATCGCATAATCATCTCAGTGTTGATTGAGCGCCCATTTTCTTTAGCAGACTTCTCTATTGCCAACTTAACCTCTAATGGGATGCGCAATGGGTACTTTGGCGCGTCTGACTTAACTATCATATTACCTCCTATCAATTTAGTATAACGGTTATACCATTGTGGGCGGAGTAGTGCAATAGTAATATCACCACTATACTATGGAGGTGGTATGTCACGCGAAGAGCCACAAATAAATATCAGAATATCCAAAGAGTTAAAGGCTAAGGTTAAGGCTAGAGCTCAACACAACAAGCGTTCCATGAATGCGGAAATAGTGCAAATCATCGAAGATGCGGTTGATGGAAAAGCATTTAGCAGTGATGAGTTGGCAAAAAAAGAAGCTGATAGATTCAGAGACGCACTTCTTGAAACCATTAACAACATGTACAGCAAGGATGGTAAATGAAATTAATAATCGCATTACTCATAGCGTCTATTCCAGCATGCGCTACAGCAGACTGCTGGATTGTTAACGATATGAAGGGGGTAAGCTACTCAGCTAGAAATGATTATAAATTGGAAACTGACTCATTCAGCGGAACCTTCAAAATAAAGATAGATGCAGATAACTCTAGCGTAACCTACTCAGGAGAAGACGCCGGAGGCGTTTCGTACAAGCCATTTTCCAGTACTCACCTGATAGGATTCGGAACAGACGGTAACGGAGGAACAATGTCTGAATCATGGTCCATTCAGCCTAACGGAGTTGTAATAATGTCTAAAATTATTAGCGGATATGGTCAATTCGACTCCACTAAGGCCATGACAGGAAAGGTATCTGGTAAATGTTAAAAAGAAATACCTTCATCAACGCGTTTTTTTGCTCCATTTTTCTTCTGTGCAGCAGCGTTTCTCAGGCACAGGATAAAGACATGAAGTTTGCCAATGACATGCTAACTACCGCCAAAATAGCTGGGATGTGTGGAACATTAAAGCAGATGTTTGCTTTTCAGGAGGCCACCCAAATGCCTGGTGGAGATGAATTTATTGAGCGTTTTTTGAATACGGAAATGTCTCGACTGGGGATGTCACTCAAAGAATTCATGAGCACCTGTAATAGTGCCATAAATTCATATAACAAATTGAATAGATTATCAAAATAGCCATCCATGGCCGCTTATCAATATTCTTCCTTAGACATCATGAGCCAGCGAACAATACCTAATCTTGCTATTGTTCGCTTATCCTCTTCCGGCAACGAATCAAAGAACTCTCTCCACTGTGGCGACCTCCTGATTCTACTATCAGCTACATGCTCTGGAGCCTTTGCTGGTAACGATTTTACTGCTCTCTGAAATTCAGGGGAAGAGATTAGCTTGTCAGCAGCATCGGCAGAACCAGCCCCCCCCGCCATCCTTGCTCTATCAGCAATTCTTTGCCCCATTTCAGAGCCAGCTAATGCCCCAACCGGCCCACCATATGAGCCGACCATGGTCCCAATTTTCTGAGCGTGTCTTGCAGCCATTTCATGCGTTGCCGTTACTCGATTAAACCGATCAATAAATTCATTGAGGCGTCCTGTTGTAATCTCATACGACTTCGCATTTTTGATGGCTTTTGCAACCTTGTAGACATCATTAAGTCCTGACATGGTTTCTTTTGGTAGGTGCTGAGCTAGCGTTCTTATCTGCCCGCTAGCCTGCATGTTCTGCCACCAGTCAGCAAATCCAGCAGGGTTAAAGTCAGCACCTCGCTTTCCAGCAGAAAGCATATCTCTTAACGCTGTTCCGATAAGCTCAGTTCTCAGCCCTCGAGATGGAGTGTTGTCCATTAGCTCACGAAATCCCTTTGCATTCCCCTTTGATAGAGATTGCAATGCCGTGGTTGCCTTATAGGTAACATCACCATTCAACGTCTTCCCGCGCAGGTTAACCATTTGGTTTTCCATTGTCTTGCGCATCTGTACAAGGCGCTGAGCAACCTCGAAGTCGCGCAGGGAATCAGTTCCTGCAAGAGCTGCTTTCTGGTCATCCGCAAGAGAACCATAAAGCCTTGATAATGCCGCTCTGTCAGCATCTTTATATGGTCCGCTATTTTTCTGGAGCGCCTCTCCAACTAGTCTTCTCTGTTTGTTGAGATTAGCGTAAGTTAAAACCCCCTCAGGACCAGGATTAACCGCCTTAAATACAGATTTCTCGATAGAGTCAAGATTCTCCCATCCACCTAGATTATCAGCCTCTGCCTCCAGTATCGACGCAGTGTTAGGTGCCTCAATTTTGGTTCCTGGTGCCATGGCCTTATCTACCCGCCCATATAACTGGTCGGAACGGCGCTGCAAAGCCGCCATGCGGCCGTTAATCTGGCTGATGTAGCTCTCGCTCATTCCCAGCGCATCTGGCGCACCTGCCACATCGTCGATAATACGTCCAGCACCGGATGCAAGTTCACTAATTGCCTTGTCTTCCTGCACCTTCAGCGCAGAACCTGGACGCGACTTTAACGCCTGTTCTACGGCCTGATATTGAGAGTTTCCAGAAAGATGGGATGGAAGTATGGATTCAACACCTAGACGTCCGGCAGCATCTGCCACATCTTGTTGTGGGTTAATGTTTAGGCCGTCAAGAGATGACGCAAGATCTGGATTTCTCTGGGCTGCCAACTTACGGACGGTTTCTTCAGTCTGATTGGCTGCATCCATCGCAACGGGTTGAACTGCTTCTCCTGCAGCGCTTGCCGCAGCGGATTCAGATGCCGCGCCTCTGGCCCCCTGAACAAGCCCCCTAGCTCCGCTATAAATGGCAGGAGCCCCCATCAATGCGGCGTTTAGCAGCATTTCTTTCGATGCGTTGCTAGCAAAGTCGCCAGGCTGATTACCGGCGTTTGCGATTGATCCAATCATTGCGGCCGGCACTGCGCCCACACCAGGAATCATATAGGTTCCTATCGACTCTCCGGCTTGGGCGTATGGATCGGTTGGCCTATCTACAGGCCGATACACATCATCAAGAATCTTTGGACCGCCAACATTCTGAGATGCGTAGTTAACGAGATTGGCACCACCCTGCAGGATATCAAAAGGAACATTTATCAGACCTCGCGCAGCCTGCTCAGCACTCTGAGTGAGAGTCTGAGGTGTTGGTTCCTGAGCCCAAGGCTGCGATGATTGCTGAGCTAGCTGTGATAGCTCGCCCTCACTGCCAGGTGCCGCCTGTTGTGGCTGTGTCCACTGAGAGAACCTTGGGTCAGTCACATAGTTAACAGTTTCTCTCGGTACTTCAGTTTTTTTGCCGCTCTTATATTTCTGGACGTTGCCAGGGCCCCAGTTGTAAGCCGCCAAGGCTTCAGCTACGTTATCGTGAGAATCAAGCATCTGCTTTAGATACTTCGCCCCGGCATCAATCTGCATTGATGGATTATTTCGCAATTGGTCTGGGTCATATCCCATGCCTTTTGCGGTTTCTGGCATCACCTGAGTTAACCCTATCGCTCCCTTTCCGCTTGTTGCTGTATGGTCACCACCGCTCTCTTTATCTATTACTGCTGACAATAGACCAGGGGGGATTCCGTACTTTTGCTCAGCAGATGCAACCGGATCGTTATTCGCTGATGGTTGGGCTGATGAGTACTTGTTCCATGGGCCGTCATCTGATTCTGCCTGCACATTCTGGTAATCTTCCCATGGTCCAGACATTAGTCTTTCCTCCAGTTATTTTTGTTTGAAGGGTCTCCACCAAGGAACGTGTACCCCCTCTCTGACTGACCGATAACAGGGCCGGCAGATGGAGATCCTTGCCCAGCATTAAATGAATCTATCTTTTGTTGATAGCTATCAACTGTAGGCTGTTGCTTTTGGAGGTAGGCTGCTTGGCGCTGAAGCACCCTTTGCCAGTTATCTATCGCTGCTCTGGCTGCCTTTGGAGACATATTCTGGTTAATGGACATGAATGCTTTGGCTGCCGCCTGTCCTTCAGAGTCAGAAACAGGCCCCGTCCCTTTCATACCAATTACACCCATTAATCGAGCTTGTGACTGCATTTGCTCTATCTTTGCCCATGCATCTGCAGACTCAGTTCCAGGAATGCTGGAGTTTATCGTCCCGCCAAATCCGAACACGCGGTCAAAAACCTCTGGCTTTACCCTTTGGTCAGGCTGACCATTAGCAGGCTCAGGACCAATGCCCTTTATCTGATTAACAGTATCAAGCATTCCAGAAATGTTATTAACGTTGCTTTGGTGTGCGCCAACGTAGTCCTGCATCTTCTGCACGGAAGACTGCATATTAGCTTGTGATTTTGCGCTGTTATCTTTCGACTTAAGCAATAACTCAAATCGCTTGTTAGCATTGTCTGCCTGGTTCTTTTGTGCTGTCAGATTAAGTTGCTGCTGACCCTGATTTAACTGACCCTGCTGATAAGCAGCTTGCTGTTGAAGTCTTTGCTGACCAAGATTGAGATTTGCCTGGGCAATCTGTCCTGTTTGCTGCAACTTCCCTTGCTGCATTTGGTAATCAAGCATTTTTTCAGGGCCAACAGCCCCCATAGCCAAGGTATTAGCGAAATGCGACAACTGCTGTGGGTTGTTAATACCAAGCTGCAATGCATCTGTGGGGTTAACTCCTATGCGGCGCAATCCATCTGCATTTGACGTAACGAATTTGCTAAATGCCTCAGGCCCCTGGAAAAGAGCGGTGTTTGCCTGCATCGCAAGCTGGCCTGCTTCATCCCTTTGCTGCTGATTAAGTCCAGATACCGCTTGTTGTGCCTGCGTTACAAAGGCTGGATTAGCCTGAGCGAACTTAATGAGACCTGAGTTATCACCAGTTGCCCATGCATCAGCTTGCGCTTGATTAAATGCCTTCATGGCATCCTGCTGATTCTGCTGTTGATATGCCTGTGAAACCGTACCCAAGCTCTGAAGCGCTTGCAGACCAATATTATTCTGTCCTGAGCGCTGCATTTCGTTATTGGCGCGAATGTATGCCAGTGCCGAATTAACATCACTCGCCTTTGGGGCATTATCGTTATTGGTACCAATCCCAGCCAAAAAACCGCCTGAATTAATACCCTGATTCCAAGTAGCCATTTCTCACCTCAGTAAGCCAGTGATCCCAATCCGCCCATGACGCCACCAATCACCGCACCGGGAACGGCACCAATACCGCCAGCAGCGGAGCCGTATAGAGCCCCCATAGCGGCCCCAGAACCAATGCCAACCAGGGCTGACTGAGCACCGGAAGGCCGGTTAGCATTAGCAGCCGCTGCGTTAGCCTGCTGCTGGTACAACTGCCCCACATTATTCGCATAGGACTGCCCTGCATTTGCCTGGCCGGTTAAAGCGCCAAGGCCGATATTTGCCAGGTTCTGGTAGTTGTTCATCTGACCTGATAACCAGTTCTGTCCGAGTGTTGGAGCAATGGCGGCTAACTGGTTACCAGTCGCGGTAGAACCAAGTCCTCCTGTCGCCTCAGCAGACATCAGGGATTGATATCGAGCTTGGCCGGCAAGGTCTTTGTATTGCTGCGAGTTGTAGTAATCGTTGAGCGCCTGACCTTGTCCCTGAAGGGTAGATAGACCCTGGAGTTGTGAAACGTATTGCTGAGCAAGTGGCGTGAACGGCGCGAGGTTCTGCATGTTCGTCTGCCACATCTCGCGCTGCAGGTCGATACCCTTCTGCGTTGCCTTTGCCTGTGCGCCGGCGCCGCCATCACCACCCTTTTGATACACCGATTTGTTGAGGTGCTTATTGGCAATCTGATGAATTAGCATTTAAGAGTTCCTCATATTTCGAGCGAGGTAATTGATAAAGAGTGATTCCGACAGGATTACCATTGCTGATATAGGCATCATCGAGATGACCGACGCGCGTAGCACCAAGCAGCCGGATAATCGCGCGACCATATTTGGTGGTATCAGGAACCATCGTGATGCTGTTCAGGAATGGGGAGTTCTGGAGAAGCCATTTGCAGAATAAGCGGTGACCCTGAAGGGCGTATTCACCGCGAAATCCAGGCAGGTAGCATGCGTGGCATTCAACTACGCTGTGCCAGAAGTTACGAACTTCATGGACGCCAGCCAGCAGAACGCCTTCATAGATGCCGAGATATACCGCATCAGGTTTGATGTAGTATTTATCGCCGCTATCTACGATATTTCCTGTTGTTTCTGGATTGTTGAGGAATTCTGCAAGCTTCACCGGGTTATCGATGAGCTTTATTTCCATTACTGTTCCGCAATGATTTTGATGGTTGTGGCCGTGAATGCTGCACCGTTAGACTGAATCGTCATCGTGCTGCCGTTAGTGGCAAGGAATCCGCCGACATCAACGCTAAAGAACGTCGCCAGCAATACGTTATCTGTAGTCGTGGCAGCGTTTCGACTGTTAACCAACGTATCAGGTACCGCTCCGGAGAACGTTAACTGGATAGAGCGGTTAGTCGTTCCTCCGGGCCATGAACCAATCAATGAGAGTTTGAAATTGACGGTCTTATTCTCGTTGTAAACAACAAGCTTATCGTTTGTAGCATCGAAAAATGGTGCTAACGTACCGCTGGTTGGCGTAAGCGCCTTAAGCAGAGTGACAAGGTTTGCGCCAGTAGTTGGGATGACAAGAGATACACCACTGTAAACCACCTCAGATTTCTTGCGCGTAGTGGCGTACTCAAGCGCGGTGATTCTTGTGGTGTGATTGGCTACGGTGGTTTGCAGCGTCGTGATGTTTCCTTCTGCTGCGGTTAGCCTCGTGTCGAGTCCGTCGATATCAGATTCGTTCTGGGTTATCCTCGCTTCGTGGTCTGCTAACTCAGCCTCATTAGCGGCAATCCTTGTCTCATGGTCGACCAATTCAGCTTCAGCGGCAGTGATTCTTGTTTCATGATCTGCGAGAGTCGTCTCGGCAGTAGATATGCGCTGCTCGTGATCAATAAGCGTTGCTTCTGCCTCGTCAATCCTGGCCTCATGGTCTGCAAGAGTAAGGTCCTGCTCCTCGTTTTTTACCTGCGCATCATAAGCCCCTTGCCCTGCTTCGTTAGCCTTACCAGCAACGTTTCCAATGTCTGTACCCTGAGCAATTACATACAGAAGATATGACTGGCTGAATACGTTCCTGGGAAGGATTGAGGCATCAAGGCGAGTAGCCTGAATGATGACTGGTTCTTTTAATCCATCATCAGCCATTACTCGATCCTTATCTGGCATCCAGAAAGAGTTACCGGAGATTTAGTGATAACACGCAGTTTGAAGCCGATGTTTTTCCTGATGCGGCCTACCCTCTTCCAAATAACGCGCTTGTCGTAAACGAACGGTGCATTCTGCTCTATCATCTGCTCTCGGCCATAATTGATGCCGTCAGTCGTTGCAGACAAGAAAAGGCGATCGGCATATTGAGATACACCGGTTGATGACTCAACCTCAAGGTCAAACACCCTTGCGTTATCTGCCTTGAATAGGGGGGTAAATAACAAGTGCTCCTGCTGTTTGTCGTACTGGCTGCTTATATCGAACTGTAGATGACCGGTTACCGCTTCAAGTTTGTCGCCGCAAGTAATCTGGTTACCTTCATACATGAAGTCGATGGCGCGATATACGTCATCGTATAAGCCAGTTTTCAGCACGCACCACTGCGGACCGTTCTGACTTGCTGATGCGTCGTAAACCAGTACGTGGCGTGGTAGATGAATCATCAGAAGCTCATGAGCATCAAAACGCAGAGTCTCCATTACGCCAGTCGCGAGCTCATCGGCTGTGTAAGAGCGGATAATCTTCTCAATGCTGGCCGTGGCAATTGGCGATGCCTGACCTGAACCGATGATGTACACCGATGGCGCACCTGATGCAGGATTGCTGATGAACGCATAGGAATCAGCAAATGGCGTCTTGCAGTAAGTGCCAGCGATACCCTTCTGCACCATAAGTGATGGTTGGGCTACGTAGATAGCCGCGCCTACCGTAGCTGTTCCAGTAAGAGAGAAATACTCAATCGTCGACGAACCGAAGCAAACAATAAAATCACGCCACGAACCAATCCCAATGATGCCATCAGGTTGTGACTCTGCGCGATATTCAGCGCTGTACCGGTCAGGATGGGATTCATCCTCAAGGTCAGAGATGAACCATGAATCAGATCCGTCTTTTGACCAGGCATAGCGACCACGTAAGCGAGTGATGTCTCTGGCTGAACCTAATTCGTACTGAGTGAAGTCAGAATCAGCCGGCCAGTTATCGATGGTCTTGGTAGTTCCGTCATAGCGATATTCAATCACCGAACCGTTAACGCATACAGCCTGTGATGTGCGACCAAACGCCATGGAAACTCGACCACTGCCAGCAACATCACCAACTTCACTCTGAGACTTATAGAGCTTGCCGCCTAAGACGCGATATACGGCATTTTGAGCGGTGTTGTAGATGACACCACGTGATATACCGTTAACATCATTTCTCTTTGCTATGCCGGGGAAGGAGCGCAAATAACCATTACTGTTAAGCACCTCTTTTGGTGTAGCCAGCATGTTAACCGGGAGATAATCGATATAGTCGGCGTTCTTGAAGTCTTTGCCGACTCCTTTCATCAATGGAAGCTGCTGAATCGGCATTATTCGCTCCCGTTATTGCATGGTCCTTTACGGTGGAAATAGTTCCATCCGTTGTATGTGGCCAGTCGGTTCCCGCTACCAATTGGCATACGGTTTGGATAACCGGACTTACATTTAGCATCGCGAGCACGCGACATTGCTGTTAGCTTAACGAGTTGCTCTTTGCCGTATCGAGCTGTGGTGATGAGTTTTCCCGATGCTTCCATCGCATAATCTGGTGCGATGCGGCATGCAAGATTGGTAACCACTGCATTGAGGGCATTATTTGATAGCCCGTGTTCATCGCCGGGGTCAGGAGCCACATCGGCATCAGCGAAAATGTAGCCAACGCTTATTCCCGGCGAATCATCTCCGCCGAGCCACTCAGCCATCATCATCTCAAGGTCGTTAACCCCGTCTTCCATCGACTGCGGTTCGACATCGGTTAGTGTGGCGTTGGAAGCAACTCCAAGTTTGCGCAAGGCGGCGAGAACGAGATCGCCTTTAGTCGTTAGATTCATCTGTTGCCGCCTTAGGTTTGCGACCTGGCTTCTTCCGTGGTTTCTCTTCTGGCTCTGGCTCTGGCTCTGGCTCTGGCTCTTCAACATCATTCAGAAGGCAATCTGGATGCGCAAACCAGCCAGCATCGAGATATTCCTGCAGATCGTCCTCTGAAATAATTTCGAAGTCGTAGCCAACGCCTTTCCACTTTTTGGTGGAGCCGTGGCGAAAAACCATCTGTGTCATAACATCCTCCAAAAAAAGATGGGGCCGAAGCCCCATTCTCATTACGGCGCAGTCTGATTAGGCAGACCAACAACAATCGCTTCAGGGCGAACGGCACAAGCCGAATACCACACAGCAATACGGCACAGGCCAGTCAGAGTGTTGATATCACCCTGTGTTGCGAAGATGCCGTTAATGCCTACGCCTGGAATGCTGAATGTCTGGGTTTTCATACCAGCAAACAGTTCATGCGTTACCGGAATTGGCTGAGAAAGCAGACGAATGGAATCGTCAGCCCAACCGATGTTCGCAGTGGTGGTTGCCACGTTAAGCAGCGTTACCGGAGCGGATGCAGCCAGTGAAGTGTTGACGTTAGCGTATGCCTTCTCTTCGGCTGTCAGGGTTGCATCGTCCAGTGCTACCGGCTTTGGAGTGATCTCGATGTGAGTGCCGTCAATGACGCGAGTGATGGAGAAAGTAGCGTCATCGGTCAGGACGTTCTTAGCCATCTGAGACAGATATTTCACGCCAGCAAAGCTGATTTTGTCGCCACGCTTCAGACCGGTAGTTGAGGAAACAACAACCGTTGCCACACGGTTATCAACGTTTTCGTTATTGCCATCGGTGTCAGTAGTGAAGGCCTGAGGCTTAAACTTCTGAGCGCCAGTAACGGTGACGCCGGTAACAGTGGAACCAACGACGGTTGGCAGTTTTGGCGAACGCATTACATCGTCGAATCCTGCAACCTGACGCTGGATGGTACCGTTGTGATACGCATCTTCAGGAACGCGACCAAAGATGTCGCCAGCAGTCAGATCACGACCAGCCTTACGGTAGTCTGACGGGTTGAGGAAGTAGCTGATACCCATGTCGCGGTTTAGCTCGCGAGCGAACATCAGTTCTTCAGCAGATGCCAGGAAATCCCAGCCAGTCAGTCCAGTTGATGGACCAATAGAGCGAGCATCATGAACGACCAGAGAGCCCATTTCGGTTGCCTGTTTTGCAATCGCGGTCTCGATGTTGTTCGCCAGCTTCTTAGCAGACGCCTGAATGCGACGGCGATACGAGCGCTCATCGCGAAGGTCATCAGCACGCAACTGGAAGAAGTCGTTATCCGGATCTCCCATGTTGCACTTAACGGACAGCTCCAGAACGTTGGTCTGCTTGTTGGTCAGGTCCCAGCCAGTCTGGGTTGGCGCTTCCTGCTCAACCGGCATCCAGACGGTATTGCTTGAACGCTGCATTGATGCAGCCGGCGGAGTGTACTTTGAGGTTTTAGACGCCATTGGCGTCAGGTTTTGCACGGTCTCGATGATTTCATCGATAGCGTAGGTGACCAGTTGGCCTTCTTTTAAGCTCATTTACGAGATCCTTTATTCAATTGTGCCTTCAGCATGCGATAGGTCTCTACGTCGCCTTTATCTGCAGCTGCCTTCATCTGCTTCTCAATAGCCGACAGATGAGCAGCAACAGCCTGACCCTGGATTGGCTCATCAGGGTTAGGGGCTTCTGAAACTGGCTTGCTGCGAGGCTTGAGAGTTAAACGTTCTGATAGTCGAGTGAGTTCAATCAGCGCTTGCTGCTGGTTCATCTGCAGAATTTGACGCGTCTTTTCAGGATTAGCGCCGAGGTGGTACATCATCGCTGCAGATTTCTCAGGGAAGAGCACCATCAGGTCGGAGACGATTTGCGCAGGAACTAACTGAGCAAACGCGTCCTCTTTCTCCTGGTAGTCTGGAATGTTTAGCTTTTCCGCCGCGTCATAGTGCTTACGAGCAGCATCGACGTATTGCGCTGATTGCTGGGTGTACTCCTGAGTCTTCCTACCCTGCTCTGCTACGGCATTGCTGCGTGCATCCTGAGCCTTTACAAGCCATTCGTTGTTGGCCTGCTGAAATGCTGCAAGTGCGCGAGTCTGGTCGTAGTCATACTTGGCCAATGCTTCATCAGAGAAGAAGTCATTAGCGTTAGGTTGGGATGGTAGCTCAGGAGCAACCCGCAGATTCTCCGGCAACTCACCGCGCTTAACTGCTTCTGCCTGCTGTTCGAGCTCACGCTGGCGCTTGCGCTCAATACGACGCTGTGCAAATTTCGCGTTTGTTTCCGGGTCTTGTTTTGGCTTGTTCTCATCGTCGTTCAGTACAATCTCAAAGCCTTCTTCCTGCCCTGTAGCATCATTGGCATTTGATGCTGGATCGACTGCGGATGCCGCCGCGTTATCGACGGGCAGGTTTTGGCCTTCAGTTGCCTGAATTTCGGTGGTGTCTTGCATGATTAACTCTCTCTTATTGAGGTATCTCGGCGCTTTGTCCGGAAGGGGTATTTTGTCTCTGCGATTGCAGGATGTTGGCGAAGTCCATGTGCTGAGAATGCCGCTGGTCATCGCCTTTCAGAAGTAATTCAGCGTTGGCTCGTGCGTCGTCACTGTTTTGTTGCTGGAACGACTGCATAAGTTTGAGGAAATCCCGGAAAGCAGATTGCTTATCCAGGTCCATGTTGTTGAAGATTTCCGCAACCTTAGCTGCGTTAAGTTGATTCTGGCCTTCGACCTTGGCGGCATCGACCTGAATCTGAGCCTGTTGGTTCTGAGCCTTAATCAGCTCAGCCTGACCCATAAGCATCTGGCCTTGAGCAGCGATTTGCTCCGGTGTTGGCTCCTTGGGCTGTTGCTGGGCTTGCTGAACCATCTGAATCTCTTCAGGCGTTTCAGGCTTCTTAAGACCCATCATGACGAGTTGCTTATTAGCGTACTCACGCATCATCTCAACGCCTTTGCCGTCAAGCAACGTGAAGTATTGCAGCAACAGCATCTGCCACTCTGGAGTGCCCTGAGGAACCTTGGTGAGCAACTCCTGAATTTCAGCGCGGTTCTGCTCTTTCATGCTCTGGAATGATGGGCCAGTATCGGTGTAGCACTCATAGCGACCGCGAATGTCGTTCAGGGTGACTACATCACCAGACTGCAGGTCAACAACCTGTGAAAGAACTTGCACATCCTTTTCGGTTCCATCCTCAAGCGTCACGGTGACATTGCGCGGCACGTCGTAGATGTCATTAACCATCGACTGGTAAATTTCACCATCGCGACGGAACGCAGTAGCCAGGTTGTCCTGAAATACATACGTCTCAAGATCAGCTCGCATGTTCAACTGGTTGACGGTATCGAAAGCCACTTGCCCGTTTGCAGCCTCAGTATCCACGCCAAGGCTGGCAACCTCTTTCACCGCAGCAGTAGCCGCCTCAAGCATGTAAGCGTTAGCCTGTGGTACTTGAGGTTCTTCCATGTACCCAACTGGTGTTGGCGGTAGGTCGTTTCCGTTCTCATCAGTTCGGTTAATCAAATAGTACGGGTAGGCATCATCACCTCCGTACATATGCTCATAACCAGCAATCTGCTCCGGATAGAAGAAAGGCTTCTTCTGAGGGTTACGGGCGACAATGTCGGCGTTAAACGACATGATCATGTTACGCAGCCGCTGGCCATCTTTAGTCAGGCGTACAACGCCTTCGTAAACTTCTTTATCGCCAGCAAATCCCCATTCGCCATAAGCCGGCACAATTGGGATATGCTCACCTGCGATTAACTCACGATCTTTCAGGATTTCCGAGCAGGTTATGAGTGACTTGTAGACACGGCGGCGCTTAACTTTCTTCTCTGCAACTTTAACGAAGCCTTTATCAGCAAGGTCATCAATCACATCTTTGATATCTCGCTGATAGTAACTAACCGGCTCACGAGTCAACGGGTCGAGGTAGATGAAAACCTTTTCACTCTTCTCTTCGACTTCGTAATACTCACCGACGTAAACGACATCCTTAGAAATCCATGGGAACATCCATCCCATATCTGGACTCTGGAATGATGGAATAACTTTCGGGTCGATGCCGTTTTCTTCCGCAAATACCTTCCAGCCTTCTGTGCTGAATGGCTGAATAACGGTGCAGTGTTTAGCGTCACTCTTGTCCTGCTCTTTGCTGTTGCAGTCCCAGACAACGTGAGAGCATGACTCATGCAGTGGACGTCGGCGGATCACCTGGTTGCGGCTTGTGAGGTTGTTATCCTCGTACTCTGTGACCAGTCGCCAATGACCAACGCCACACTCAATCTGCTCGCGAACAGCGACGTTAACCGCAGAGCGTGCAGCATTGTGCCGCATGTCTGTGCGATACATCCCCATCAATGTATCTGCAGCGTCAGGACTTGCTCCGTCTTTTGGTCGGTACAAAACATCAATCGGATTGCGACGCATCTCTGCGACAAGTTTACGCACTACCGGGCGAACTACATCGAATTGGCCGCGATACTGCAAAGTTGTGTATTCGCTTAGCCAGTCATCCCACTGTGACACCCGACTAAAATATAAATCGTTTGTCGCTTCAGTTCTGGCTTCATCGCCCGACGCCCAGTCTATGTCGAACTGGCACAGAATGGCGTTGAGTCGTTCGTTATCTGCCATCATCTTCTCCGTGCGACAGGTTTAATCGGTGCAGGTATTTTCTTCTCTTTTGGGGTTTTGATGTCGCGCATCAGTTTTGCAAAGCGTCTCATCATGTAGCCGTAGCGCACGGCTGAAAGAACGTCATCGTTGAGTTTGACGATCTTCCCGTTTTCATCTCGGTGATACAGGCGGAACTCTTCAAAGAATGGCTCACAGGTGTTGAATACCTTGAAGCGCCCATCTAGCATCATGTCGCGCAACTCAGTAATTCCTGGCTCCACGGCGTTACCACCATCGGGCCACGTGGCATGCTCAGGAAGCATCATGAAACCAGCATCAGAGTATTGGGTCTTGAGCTGCTCACCACCACCCTTCTCATGTTGGTTTCCGTCATGAGGCCACGCAGTTGGTATCTTCTGCGCCCATGGCTTAACTGCTCCCCATGCCTGTACAGCTGTATGCTCTTTCTTCTTCCATGCTCTTGCCAGATACATGGTGTCAGCGTCTTTGTCCCACCAAAGCTGAATCTGTGCCTGTGGGTGATCCCATCCGAAGTCCATTGCGTTGATAACGTAGAAGTGATCGGGACATTCGAAGGGCTGGCATTTAATGGTTTCTTCCGGTATCTGGAAGATTCGCCCACTACCCATTGTCGGAATGCCGCGTGCTCTTGCCTCACGCTCATGCTCAGGGTATGAAGCAACAATTTGCTCTTTCTGCTCATCGCTGTAGTGGTCGGCGTCGTAGATTGTCATGGTGACAACCTTTTGCGCATTGCTCGGGTTCTTCAGGAATTTGGTGACGACATCTGACATACCCATCAGCGGGGTAAACGTCAGCATTGAGAACTGTCCGTATTTGTTGGTACGGGTCAGGCCTTCGCCGTAGATGCTGTAAGGTGGCTCTTCATCGAACCAGACGCCGTGAATTGTGTCACCCTGCCAGCGTGCGCGGCCCTGAGAGTATGGTTTGAAGTAGCAGATGGATATGCCATCTTCGACTCCTTCTGGTGTGTGATGCTTGACCAGCAAGTGATCGACAAGGTTCGGGAAGAAAGGAGACTTTTTCCAGCTGATGATGTCCTCTTTCGGGATTGACCCATAGCCGGGCTCATCATTCTCTTCAATACGACCGCACAGGATGCGCTGAGTGGTCTTGGTTACGGTTTCGTTAGTCTCGCCACCCACCCAGAACACAACAGGCTCATAGAAGCGTTTACCGCCCCACGTTTCGCCATATGTACCATCAGCAGGATAGCCTTTTGTTCCCGGGTATCGACCGGTTAGATGGAAGGCAACCTCTGCGCCGCCAGTATATGATTTTCCCAACTGGTTACCGGCCATGAAGCAACGTTCAGGATAATCAGATCCGGCATTAATAAACTCTCGCTGTTTTCCGTACGGAGTGAACTCATACAGCAGGTGAGTTTCCCGGTATCGCTCCTCTTCTTCCAAAAGCTCAAGCAGTTCGATCTGCTCGTCTTCCGTTAACTCATCAAGAATCGCTTCGCTTTCCACGGTTGAGTAACTCCTGAATTCGAGAGCGGCGCTTATCGCGATCTCCCTTATCAGGTGTCACGTCTTCAACTTGCGACTGCTCTTTGAGGCCCAAATCACGGGCAATGATGTTAGCGTTGAGAAGGTCTGCAGCTGCGCCGGAGAATTTCTGGTCGTAGATGATTTGCTCTGCTCGCGTAACGACTTCAGATAAATCTTCTCGAAGGCGATATGTTCGCCATGTCTCTAATGTCACATCCAGAAATAGCGTTAATCCAGTGATAGTCATCGCTCGCATCTTAGCGATAGGTTCTTGCGTTACTTCGCCTTGATATGAGAATGCTTTCATCTCCCATAGCGGATGCTCTTCAACCCACTCGAAGTATTCGCAACAAGCAGCCCACAGCGCATCAGGCGATTCGAATTTAGGATTGCGCCCATGACTACTGCGGGCCTCCCAGAATCGGTTGCCCTTTGGTGCTGCCATATTTATTCCTTACGGTGCCGGCGTGACAGTGAGAACCATCGACGTAGACACGATTACCAGGCCGAGGCCGTCAGTTACCGTTACCACGTAGGTACCAGCATCTGCAGCATCAGCAGTGAAGTGAATTGTTGCTTCAACCACAGAAAGTGGCTGCCCATTCTTAGTCCATGCGTAGGTGTAAGGCGTGTTGCCACCTTCAACAACAACAGAGACGTTTTCCGGAGTTCCTTGAGTGATGGTCTTTGTCGCTGGAAGGTCAGTTGCAAATGCCAACTTAACGCCATCTTTGTACGGAAGAATGAACCCGGCTTTGTTCGTTGCTGAGCCCATATCGACTTTGCTCAATACATCAGGAAAAGGGATTGCTGTCCCCTCTGGGTCGGTGTCGAGATAAATCGCATCGCCTACAGCTTCATCGGCGCGGTACAGAAACACGCGCTGATTTTTCGGATCGTCCACTGCAGTAAAGAAGCTTCCCATTACTTAGCTCCTTTCTTTCTCTTCTTGCCAGCCTTGCTCATAGCAATGGCGATAGCCTGGTCTTTTGGTTTACCAGCTTTGATTTCGGTTGCGATGTTCTCACCGATAACCTTTTTGCTTCGACCTTTTTTAAGTGGCATATCAGACTCCTGAGTTAAACAAGTCGAGAGCTTCTTTTGCCTTACGAACGGCTTCGATAGTGCGCGATGTGAAGTCTGGATTTGCGCCGCCGCTGTTGTAGTGAATCTTGAACAACTCAAGCTTCAATTGGTCTGTGCCGATAAAGGCGAAAGCTTCTTCTGCGGCCGCATTCTGGTTGGCAACCAATTTGTAAATCTCAAGCTTGAACGTTTGTTCTTCGGTCATAGAAGTAATCTCTGCCATTTTGTGGCTCCAGATGGTTAGAGGTAATTAGACGAGATAACCATGAAGCCTATAGACACGACAGCAACAATCACCGCAGCGATGATGTGCAGAGCGTGATAGATAAACTCGATTAACTTGTCTTTGAATGTGGGCTTGTAGACTGGATGATTAAGAACGTCTTCACGTATGAGAGACATTCCATAGAGAAGAGTTATTTCTCGCTCTCTCTTTTTCATACATCACCTCAAACATTGAGTGCGAATGTATTCCTGCAGCGCTTTCAGTGCTGTTTGGTCACTGACGATTCCGGATCTGATACCGAGAACGTTTCGTCCAGCAACTGAAGAGAGTTCGACGGTGGCATCATCGCCCATGCTGGCGGAGCCGGCGGTTTGGGTTGCGACTGGCACTGGACATTTTCCTTTGACGAGCACCCGACCACCATTATCAAGCTTGCGCTGCAGAACAGCATTTTCAGCTTTAGCATCTGCCAGTTCCTGTGTGTATTTGGCATCCAGTGCAGCAACATCACGTTGCCTGGCTGTCATGTCGGTGATGGTGGAATTAGCCAGATTCAAAGCTTGAGTTTTCTCATCGCGCTGTTTCTTGTATTCGGTGGCATTGTCACGATAGTGATTTACAGCCAAGCCAAGCGACACGATGATGCAGACGACAATAGCGATGATGATTGCGGTTAACCGGCTCATGATTTTGGCTCGTTTACCATACCGCCAGCTTCTTTGAATTTGGCGATAAGGTTATCTGCTTTGTGCTCAAACTGACCGTAACCTGCCCCGGGTAGTGATGCCCAGATATTGCTGCAGCGATCGATAGCCTGACGGATGTCGCCAGAGTCGATTAACTCAAGCGCTCGGCGTTCTTTAATCTGCTGCAATGCGACAGCATCCTGACTTGCAGGAGAGAAATCCTTCAGGCCAAGCTGCTTGCGGTAGGCATCCCACCAACGAGACAGTAGCTGATACCGACCGGCGGCCGTAGATTTCAGTTTCGGATTCAGCGTTACCAGCTTGCGAGGGTGATCTGAATAATCAGTGAATAACGAGCCACCGACAATCACATCGTACCCGCGGTTGTTTGTAGGCTGTCCTTTTTTGTCAGTACCTTCTGACCAAGCAAGCATGTCTAAGAATGCTTTACGCTGCTTATTGGTTTCCACCATCGTCGACTCCGGCTTTTTTGGCTGCGAAGCGTTTGATAAGCGATCCAATCGAGTCAGTTCCGAGATAGCCAATAAACACGCTTGCGATGTAAGCGAGGTTGCTACTCAGGCCGGTGAAGTCGAGAAGGTCACGAACGAACCAGGCGATAATGGCGCACATCATTGCGTCGATTACAGTCTTCGTAAACGCACCGCCATTGTATCTGCCGCGAAGGTACGCCATTGCAAACGCAAGGATTGCCCCTATGCCTTGTTCCTTTGCCGCCATAAGAGCGGATAGCAAGTCATGTTTTTCGGGCATCTTCATGTCTTACCCCCAGAAGGGGATCTGTTCAAATTAGGAATTATGGATATGGTCGCTTGAACAAATCCGAGTTACGGTTGATTTGTAACAGGTTTGTTCGTGACCGCATTCAGGAGCAAATCAGGCATGGATTGCGCCAACAATACATGCCGCTCATATCACGAAACCCAGCCATAGATGCTGGGTTTTTCTTTTTTAAAGCGCGCTATCACCGTAGCCACAGAGTGTAAGCAATGAGTTGGCTAGGTCTGGTTCTTGGTGGAAGTACGCTTTAAAAAATGGGCTGAGGGTTGTAGCCCAAAATACTGAGGGAATGGTAAGGATGAGCAACGGTTTTGCTCTGGGTTGATTCTGTAATCTGACTCAGGACTCTCGCGTATGAGCATCAACGTGTCGTGCAGCACGCATTAACTCAAAAGTCCTGACCAGATTGCAGAAATGAAAAAGCCCCGAGCTATTAACTCAGGGCTATCGAATGAATGCACTACTCCATCATTGGTTTCATATTAAACAAATATCGCCACTTTGTAAAGTGTGATTTTCTAGATAAATCCTATTTCTTAGAAAATATTTATCACTTAGTGACCTTACTTAACATCTGGTTTGCATATTCCTCCTGCTTAATGAACTCACCAACCAGACTTTCGAAGAAATCCTTGTATGACCTTCTCCATGTAGTTTCAGGCACATCAATCACCGTTGCGCAGATATACTGACGAACACTATCAGGCAGCAATCTAGCATAACCACGCCCATTGCAGCGCCCGCACGTTTTATATGCAGGAACCCCGCCATGTAGAATAGTTTTCTCTTTGTCTACCACAACGCCTTTGCCGTTGCACTGGCAGGCATTGGTCAGCACTCCCTTCCCTTTGCACTTATGGCAGAGCACCCTCACCGTTTCTTGTCTCTCAGCAAGGTGCGGCTGCCCGATGCTTTTCATCGTCATGACTTCTGCATCGATAAACTTCTTGCCGGCACAGCAATCACAAGTTCGGGTGCTGGCAGCGCTGCGGGAATAGTCAGCGAATGCATATGTTGCGAGAATTTGCATTACCTTTGGCTTAATATCACTCCCGAGCTTACGTAAGGCGGCAACCTTATCGCAATGTTCAAGTGCATATTTGGTCAGCAGTTCAATAGCTTTCTCACGGTCATTGCTGCTGATTTCCATCTTCCCTAAAAACGCACTGTAACCCAACGCGGCGCGACTTTGTGTCATTCCCATGGCTGCCATCACATCAGTACCGGTTAATGCGTCTGAGGATGTTGTACGTGGCGCATCATTTATCTGCGTAGACTTGGCAAAGTGAAATTTGACTGCATTTTCCAGGTTCATGCTGCATCGCCCCCATCAGGCTTATTCAAATCCAGGCGATTAACCAACTCACGACGATGATGAAGAAGAATCACCAGTGCGTTTTCAGCATCTTTAATCTTTGCATCGAGCGATTTAAGTGACTGCTCATCTGCGTGACGCTGCCATTTGACTGTTTGGATATCAGTTACGTTATTCATGCTGCCTCCACTCTTTGTTCGCGTAGGTCTTTAAGCTTCTGCTGATACTCCGCCTTAATCGCTTTGCACTCTTCTACAGCCCAGCGATGGCGCTTATGGTCAGATTCGATTTCGTCTACAGCTTCCTGCCCGATACGTTCGATAAGCATCACGCGATAGGGAACCAGATTCCCGCTCTTGTGCTGATTGCATACAACGCATTGTTTATGGATGTTGCGCTCATCAAATCGGAGTTGAGGTGCCGCAGCAGTTGTCCGGTAATGGCCGGCATCCCACTGAGCAGACGTGAACGTTCCGCACGAGATACAGGGTAAGTCGCGGTCTCTTTCTCTGATGAAGGCGTTTACTGCTTGTTGGGCTTGTTTAATCCAGTAACTGCGGGGCTTTAAGGCGAGCTTTCGAATCTTTAACTTATCTTTCTGCTGCTGTTCTTCTCGTCGTCGTTTCTTGTCTGCTGCTTTCTCTGCTTTTTCTCTCTCCTTACTTCGTCGCTCTAGTGCTATCTTTGCTCCGCATTCCGGAGAGCACCACCATATGTTCGAGTGTTGAGGATGAAACCATTCTCTGCACTCTTCGTTTTTACATCTGCGGCGTACTTTCCTCATTAGTGATATCTCCATTCGGATCGCGATAAATCAGCCATTCATCCACGCATTCAGAGCATGCGAAGGTTTCATCTGGCGATAGCTCTTTCGTGCAGCCAGCGCACAGCGTTCGACGCACGCTCTGCTGCTCGTAGGTTTGAGCTTGCTTAGAGCTAAGCACCTTTCCTCCTTGCCCTGGTTCTGAGCCAGCGCATATCCCACAGATGAGCCGTGTAATTGAAAGTTGAAACATCGGATTCTGTGGGGATGGGTTTCTTTCTGGATTTACTGCGCTTGGTGGGTGTGAATATGAGGCTATCTAAAACTATCTGTGTGGGGCTTCTTCTCGCCATATATCATCCTTTGTTTGCGGCAGAGGAAAATCACCTACAGGTGAGCGCTCACAGCGGATACACCATTTGTGCCAGTAGGGCTGACCGGGCCTGAAACGGCAATCATCTTTGCGCTCTCCGCATCTATCGCATCTAGTCACGCTGCTCTATCTCCAAATCTGGCCTTCCATTCAAGCGCCAACTTGGCTTCGTCAGACCACTTAACATTCTTCTCGGTACCGAATGCCTGGATAAGCTCCAGTAGCTCAGCAAACTCACCTACGCGCATCTTGCTTGTCGACTGGCCTATCACCACGAATCCATTTCCGGCAAGGTTAGGAACAACGTCCTGTTGCTTTAACGCTGCAGTGAAGATGCATTTCCAACTCTCAGCATCAAGCTGGCGTCCATGCCATTCCACCTGGCGAGAAACATCACCAAGGCAAGCCCAGAGCTTTCTGTTCTGGTCGATGCTTCGATTGCGTTCTTGGATGGTTACGATGATTGGCTTGGTTGGGTCAGGGAAAATTTGTTGTATGGCTTGAATAGCGTTTTGTTGATGGATGGGGCTTCTAAGTTCAAACGTTAGTTTCCTCACGCTCGCTCTCCCGCTTTGGTTTCATTCTTTCACACAAACAAATGCTTCTAGCATTTCCTGCCAGCACTTGCCGACTTCATCACGTTCTGCTTTTACAAGATTGTTTGCACACTCTAAGGAGCAAAAGTAGTATCGCCTCCAACTCCAGATTGACGGATAAAACTTACTAAATATCTTCATCCTTTTCTTACCGCAGAATTCACAATTACAGAACAGCATATTTATCCTCCTGCACGGCTTTGCGTTCTGCTGGGGATTTAGGCATCACCTTACCTCACGCTCAATGTCAGGAAGCACTGCTTTAACGGCTTCGCGGACCTCTTTCATTGAGCGATCAAACCAGTTTACCGGGTTTACATAACCGTCGAACTTTGCGCCTTTGGCATTAATTTTTGCTACCGTAATATCTCTGGCCGCGTTAATCATCGCCACGGCTACAGCTTCAGGGATTTTGTTACTCACCTTTCACCTCCTGCGGGGCGGCTGCGAGCATGGCTCGGAACACAGCATTTCCAGTCCATAGCTTATTAAGCGCAGTAGTTTCGATTCTGATAGCACTGGCTCCCGCTGACTGCATTTCTGCAGTAGGATCCTTCGGCACCATCACGTAACCATCCGGAATTACCGGAGAGTTTCCCGGCTTCACATATCCGCTATGCGCGTCAGCGTCGTAGGAAAGAATATCCGGCTCATCAGGCAGTTCGCCGATGAGGTGACGCATTCGGTCAGCTTCATATCGCACACGGTCAGGATATTCGGATCGGTCGATTGTGATGCCTTCCCATATTTGCTGGCCTTTGCGATGCAGGATTGCCGTCCAATTAGTTTTACCGTTCGTTTCTGGCATTGCGCCGTACCAGACCGTTAATTCTGGTTTGCCATCAGCACCATGAAGCATGGCGGCGCGGCAGGCGTTTTCTGCAATATCTGCGCATTCCTCAACGATATCGCGTGCGCTTTCTGGGAACTCAGATAGGCACGCACGTATCGCAGTCGCGGCATCCGGCACGACCGGCGCTGGCTGCGCGTGGCGATAGAGCTTAGTCCCAGGCGAAAACGACTGGATAAGACGACGATAAGCGAGCGCATCACCTCCATCATCACCAACAATAATCGCCGGCTCGCTGTCAGCCTTGCGGCGTTCCTGTAGCTCACGCAAGCCATCAGCGGCAGTCAGCAGGTCTTGAGCTCCACGTACATCTGTCCACTTGAGATTACTGGCAAAATGCTCCAGACGCTCGATTACTGAGGTAATACGTTCATCCGTTATGGTTGATTTGGTCATTGGTTGGCTCCTTCTGCCTGATACTTTTCGAACCAGAACACCACCGGCGCGTTAGTTGGTTGAACTAAGCCGAATGATTCTGCGGTGCGGTAGCTTCTCGATGCTCGGCGAGTCACATCAACCTGAGTTGCAATACGATTGCGAAAATCCTCAACTGTGCTGCACATTTTGAACAGG